AAACTCGTTAAAGTTACTCTTAATTCCATTAACATCTGCTGTTACTGTATCAAGAGACTTTGTTACTGCTGCTACCTGCTCGTTAAGAGACTTAATAGTTGCAGCAAGATCGCCAAAGGCATTAGTAAGAGAAGCATTAATTTCTGAAACTGCTTTAGCAACTTCTTCTTTAACTTCTGAAACGGCGTCAACCACTGCTTCTTCTGCTTTCTCTACTTCTACTGCTGCTTCTTCAGCAACAGGAGAATCTGCACCGCCGTCAACTGCTTCTGCTACAGGTGCCTCTTCAGCAACTGCAACTTCTTCAGCAACTGCAGGAGTCTCTACAACTTCTGCTGGTTGTGCCTCTGGAGCAACCTCTGCATTTTCAACTACAGCGTCTACGGCTGCTTCTGTTGATTCTGTCATGGGATTTACCTCCTTAGTAATCTTAATTGTACTAATGCCTTTAGCACTATCAACTAAGAATTTGATCATTTCTGTATTTTCTTTATCATTCTTTTCTACAAAACCTATATTCTGCATTTTATTACCATTAGTTGGGCTTACTGCTGATTCAGCGTCTGATACCATTACGATACCGCTTTCTGAATCCCAAAATACATTTTCAACTTCTGCTTTTGATAAATATCCACTGACAACATTTTGTCCATTTACTTTTTCAATAGATACAATGTTAGCAAACTGGTTTGCTGGATTATCTACCAAAGAAAGTTCATGTAGTTCATAGTTCTTAATTACACGGATTGACTTATCCATTTTTTCATCATAGGCATCGTCCCATGTCTTAATGTTTCCACCGATTGAAAAACCAGTGTAGGTTCCATCTAAAACCTTTTCCCATGCATCTTGTGCACCCTTTGAAACGTATGCAGATACATAGACTCCGCTGTAAAACTTCTTATTATTTGGATCAAAATATTTATCTTCTTTAAATGAAACGATCTTTCCAACTGCTGATGGTTGGTGCATTTCACGAAGGTTTCCACGGAAGTTTTTAAATGCTTCAACGCTGGATTCTGTTGTTACAATATCGCCCTGTTTATCAACGTTATCAAGCGTTGCAAATCCTGACACCATACGGCGTTCAACGTCTACTTTTCCGATGGGCATTGAGAGACGAACATTGTCACCTTCAGTTACCCAATGAGCCTTGTTTGTTAACATAACGCTTCTATTATAGCATTTGTTTATAAGGTTTTCTCAACTATTGAGACGCTCTACCCTCACCCTGTGGATTACGTCCAGATACTGTAGTTGTTGAATCAGAATTGTTATTTGTTCGTTCTGCATCTCTTTGACGTGTACCCGCTAAATTTGCTCTAGCATCAGTTGCTTGTCTTGGAGACATAATAAATGGCTCATCTCCATCTGCTCTTTGTGGCAAGTCTAACTTTTCACGAGCCTCATTTGGAGTCATTACCTGTGTTTTTACATATCTTTCAAGAATCTGAGATTGTGCAATTTCGTCAGTCAAGGTTAGTTCGTTAAACTTGAGTTCAAGAATATCTGTTTTTTCTTTAATAATTTTATTGACAATTTTCTCAAGGTGTCTTTGTGCTGGACGAGATACTTGTTCTTTAAATGTACGATCCTGTGACAATGCTGCTGCAATTCCACCAGAATCTGCTCCACCAAGTTTAGACATTGGAACTTGATGGGCAATTAAAATATCATCACGGTTCTGTTTACGATACTCTTTAAATGAGCCATCCTGAATACCATTTTCAATTGGCTCCATTTTAAACTCAACCTTATTGGTATCAGTATCGCCTGGAAGTGGTATGTATAAGGTTCTGTGTGACTGAGCCTTTAGTCCAGTCTGTAGGAATCTAAACATTTTATCTTCTGCATCCCCTGAAAGTTTTGCCCCTTTAAGGGTTACAACATATCTTGGAACAGCCTTGTTTTCAAAGTAATCAATATTATACTGAGATGCAAGTTGATCTCCAACTAGAGATGGCATTGCTGCAATAATGTCTGGAATTCCATAAAATGTATTTAATGGAGAATATTCTTTAAGATGAATAATCTCGTTTGGACGTGGATCTGTTCCCATTGGATTTGGGTTCTTTGCAGCAAAGTTTCTAAAGTAAACAACTTTTTGTCCAATAATTTGAACAAATCCATCACGAAGACGACGAACACGAACAGTCGTTGCTGGAATATGACCAACATATCCAATTTCTCCAGTTACAGTTCTTCCTACTTCAATAAATCCATTTCCAGTAGCCTGAAGATCTGTGTAAACCTTTTCCATTGTTTTTGTAAAACTATCGTCATCATTAAGATTTTCTAGCCAGTCACGTAGTTCAATTTTCATTCTTTCAATGCGACGACGTGCACGATCAACTGCTGCTTGGTCATCGTTGTTTTCAAAACGCAGCATAGTCCTATCGGTAACATCAAATCGGTATCCAAGACCAACAACATTTTCTACCTTGGCATCAATTGCAGCATGGTTAGCAAAAGATGTGTCGTAGAAGTTGGCCAACTCATACATATTATATGGTGGAGTAATTACATCAAATAGACCATATCCATTACGATATACAGTTCCAGGATTAATCTGTTTTGATCCAGAATCAACCCCTGATGGAGTTACGTTTGCAGCATTTAGATATGCCTCATTGCCTTCTGGGTTAACATACTTTGACATGTTGCGAGTTGTTCTGCGACGGAAGTTTTGATCAAGACCATCATAATCTTTTAAGTTTTCCCAAGGCTTATTAAATGGATCCTGAGACTTAAAAATATTTTCATCACGCTCTTGCGTGTTTAATCCTGCACGTACGTATTCTTGATCAGCCATTTTCGTATGCATCTCTTCCATGTTTGTCTAATGTTTGCTGTGCTGCATGCCATGCACCAAGGTCGTTCATTGAAGGAATTAAGCCAGCCTTTAGTCTTTCTTTTTGTTCTGAATATTCTTCTTCACTAATTCTATGTAGCCCTGGAACAAAAACCGCTTTACCTTCTCCATCATCGCCATGCAATATTGCTGCGCTTCTAAGTTCAGAAATCTTTGAAAGATCTCCACGTTCAGCAGGTATATTTAAAATTGAGCCTTCGTCATCTGTAAACCACTTGCCATTTGATTTCTTATAAACATAAAGGCCCCAGTCATAGTGCTTTTCAATGACCTTGCGACGAACATTCTTAACATAAGGCTTACCAGTTTTTGGGTTTATTAACGATTCCATAGCCACAAGTATAGCAGATTATACTGGTGTAGAGACAGTAGTTGACCACTCTATATCTGTATATACCTTTAATTTTTCAGGCTGATACACTAAACCTTCTCCATCATCAACGATAATCTTGTTTGTTCCAATATATGTTTTATAGATGTCTGTTGGATTAATTCCATAAAATTGAGATGATCCAATAACAAGCATTCCATCCCAGGTAAAGTTATTAAACCAAAACTGCCAATCAAAGACGGTTACTCCGTCTGTCAAAACCTTAAACCAAGGTCTGATTGTTCTACTCTCAACTTCCTGTAAACTGCTTGCCTGATAGTAAGCAATATTATTAAAAATGGCTGGGCCAGTAATATTAATGCTGCCAAGGTATGAATCAAAGTTTAGTGGGGTTAAAAATGAAATACCAATGGTTGACCATTCTTTTATAGATAGTACTGGCTCTCTTACTAAATTCCCGTTTAAATAAAATGAGAGACCGTTATACTCAATTCCATTTTCATTTAGTGCAAATATTTTTCCTCTATTACCTATAGAACTGTTAGCCTGTAAATAAAACTTTATTGACCCACTTTTATGATTAATTTCAAATAGTTCTGTTGGTGTTAATGAAAATGTGTCTTGATCATATCTAGTCCATAACTGCATAGCGCTTACGCCATAGGATGTTGATAGTTCTTTATTTATTGGTAAAGACAATCCACGATTTTCTAATACATTTAACTCTCCACGAACCTCTATACCTGAGTTTTTAGTTAAATATAAATAGGGCGTACTTTCTTTATAAATACTAAATGGATTTTTAGACTTATAACTAAAATATATTCCATTTTTCTTATATGGAACTAAGTCTACGCCAAATCTTGTTCCAACTGTGTTTGAAGAGTTGTCGTTTAACGCTTGAGATGCTAACTGTAGTCTATTAAGCAGAATTGGTTTTGTTAAAATTCCACGACTATTAAACTCAAGGCTATAAACAATGGCAAGGTCATTAAAATCTATACTTTTAATTGGATAAATTAAACTATTGTTTAATACTTCAAACCTTGTTGTTTCCCAATCCTCATACTCAGACACATCAACAATATTATATTCATTTGGAGTTTCTTGATTAGCAAAGTCGGTAGGTATGTTTGCTCCATCAACCAAATACTGAAATGTAACATAACTCTTTATTTGTGCCCCAGTTGTATCATAATACATTTGCATAGATCCAGAATCTTCTGTTAATTCTGATGTAGTTGGATACCCTATGTTAAATTGTAAAAAGTCTAGATCATAAAACTTTTCTCCCTGAGCATTTTCTACAAATTGTCCAAAATATGAAAGGGGTAAATAGTCTTGCCAATATCCAGACACGCCTATGTCAAGAAAATATTTTTGGTAGGCTTCTGAGGGAAGCAGTGTATAACTTGCTGTATGGTCAATTAGTTCTTGACCTTTGTCAATTAATATTATACCGTTTGACTCAAAATTACTTAAAATTTTAGAAGAGTTTAGGGCTGTTGATAAGCCAAAAGAATACAGTCTTCCTGTAAAACTATAGTCTCCAGACTCATCTCCAGCAACATACATTTTTAATATATTTTGATTTCCAAAAAATGCAGAAACGTTATTTCCAAAATTATTAATTAGTGTGTTTATATTAAACCCTATAGAAAAAAGAGTATTTGCTGAAATTGGATCAGATGTAAATAGAAGTTCTAAAGTCCCATTATAAGTAAGCGAATACTTAATTTCATCGGCATCTTTAACTATTGTAAAATAATCACTGTTTAGTGGATTATATATTTTTACTAAAACTTCTTCTGAGGATAAGTTGTGTGAACTAAATACACCATAAAAACTTTCAACTTGGCTAGATAATAGATTGAGTCTTGGGAAGTTAATATATGAATCTACTGAGTTCCAAGTATTATTTGGTCTAAATGATAAAAATTTATTGTCAATAACTGGCCCAGACTCGTTGTCTTGTATTAGTTGATTATCTTCATATAGTTCTTGTAATGTCTTTGTTCCAATAAAAATTTCTGGCAATGAGTACTCTGGAGTTCTTAAACTTGTTTGAGTGGTTGCTAGGTTATCAAAACTTCCCTGATCCCATTTTGCAAAATCTGGATAGTTATAGTTTGCTGTATAGTTAGCAAAGGGATAATCTATAAAAGCCGTTGTTCCTCCATATGCAGAGTTAATTCCTTCTGGAGAAATAACACCTTGACCATATACCCATCTACGTTTTGCTACAGTCACTGGTACATGATAAGAATAGATCGCTACACAATCAAGTTCAAATGGATATATATTTTCATAAGCATAAAATCCTAGCCAGTCTTGGTTATCTCCAAAAGCATCAAGTTCATCTGGTAAATTAAGATTGGCAGTATTTATTGACAAAGAAAAAACTTCTTCGCCATTTACCAACAGTGACGCTGAATTTCTAATTAAACGAATATGAATAAGCATTGGCCTAGACCATTCACCAACGAAGTGAGATGCAAACTGATCTCCAATAACTAGTGTTAAAAATCCAGACTCAATATAAAGACCGTCTTCAGAAGAAATTGGTCCAAAAATTTTTAATGGTGTTGATGTATTTGCATTTATTCTTGCCCAAAACTCTATTGTGTAGTCGTTATATTGTCCTTTTTTATTTAAAAATCCTTTACCTGGAATTATTAACGATGCACCCTGTGTTGGCTCTAATTTAGTTACTCCGCTTGCTCCATAAACTAAGGGTATGCCAGAATTTTTACACTTAAGTCCACCTTCGGCAATATAATAAGCACTATCTTCTGCTATTCCATATGCTTGTGCTTCTACCGCATCCGCTCCACCATACAGACTTATAGATGTTGGAACAGTTGTTTGGGTAACTCCAAAAGACGAAGTGTTAAATTCTTCGTTTAATTGACCAAGAGTTATTCCATTAAAATAAAATTCATTATCTATTGGATTTGCAGAGCCTTCAAAAATTTTAATCTTTAGAACTATTCTTAGTTGTGCATTAACATTTGGAACTTCAAACGTTTCAGAGATAAATCCCCATTTTTGAAATAAAGAACTTGTAAAAGTTTTTAAATTTTGAACAATTTGAGATGTTGCTGGGTCCGTATATTCATATCCTATTGAAACTGTTTGCAGAAACACACTGTTTGAATAAAAATATGATCCAACTGTAAATGTTCCAAGATCCTGAATTGTATTAAGATTTAATATATCAGGACTAACTACTGATGCTTCAAGGGTTTCTGATACTGGAACATTAAGCCTAGCCCTTGTTAAAACGCTATTAGGAAATGGCTCTTTTAAATCATCAAAAGATGTTGCAAGAGTAGCACTTGTTGGTGTCCATAAACCTGCAAGATTTCTTTGTGCCTCAGAGATTAATCCAATATAGTCAAGTTGATCGTCTAATGCCCATAGAACAACTGGGTGTTCTGAGTATATCTTTTCTGCATATAAATTTGATGGATTAGACATTTTTCTCCTATTCCCCTATTATAGCAGGGTAAAGATTAATTTCTGGGAATCCATAACTTTTCATTGCCTTTGTTGTGATATCTTGCCATTACAAATAGTAAGTCTGAAAGCCTATTTAAATATTTTGCAATGTTTATATTTATGCCTCCTACCTTCCAGACCTCTCGTTCTGCTCTTCTCACAATAGTCCTTGCATTATGAAGAGGACCTGTAGGCAAAACAAAAGAATGAAGTGGCTCAAGGTATTCGTTGTAATCATCAATTATATTTTCTAAGTGAGTAATTCTATCTTCTGATATTGTTATTGTTGGGGCACCAGATAACTCTGCACCAAGATCAAATAAATCACTTTGGATTCTGTCTATGATGTCATTATGATATTCCGTCGCCATTCCAATAGCGGAGTTGGCTTCATCTACTGCACCTATTGCTTCAATTAAAGAACTGCTTTTGTCTATTCTTTCATTTGTAGCGGTAGAGGTTTTTCCATCATCGCCAGTCTTTGTATAAATACGAGTTAAGTGAACCATTAGTGTCCTGTCAAAGAACGCCAGATATCAACTGTAATATTGTTGGCTATATAAAGTCCAACCAAATTTATAACCAATTGAAATGCGTACTCAATTTTAGTAGGTTTCTTTTTTTGT